TCAAGGGCTTGCCCTTGACTTACAAGCGAGGTGTGTACATGTCGCGAAAAGAGCGATTTGGCAGGGAGCAGTGGTATGACGCGAACGGTGTTTTACAAACCGACCGCGAATACATCACTGAATATATAGATAGCGACGACCGACGTTTCATCAACGGGGTAAGGAATCCTTGGAAACCTTGCCTTCAGGTGAAAGAGGTCAGTCGCGGTAGCGCTGAGGCATATGGGTGGCATAGCAGAAATGTTGTGCCGTCCAGATGGTTTAACGCTCAAATGATTCCCTGGTTCGTCCGAAACTATGCGTATGTGCCTCTAGACTTTCAAGAGAATAACTCTTTCGAGATTATTCCGTTCTTGGTCGATCTAGACGACACTTTAGCTATGTTTGGGAAGAAGTTCGCTCAATCGCTTACCTACGGTGGGCTAACCTGGGGGGTTTTACCCTTCATCAGTGACGTAAAGTCACTTGCGGCCACTGTGGGTGATATCCTTAGCGGTATCCATAATACAGTAGAGAAAATGTCCCCTCCTCAAGCGAGGCGTGTTCCTTTTAAAGTAAAGGACCACGACGGGTACTATTCTCTAGTGGATATCGATGGTACTATCACAATGACCGGCTCATGGGACGTCGGTTCGATTATCCCCGACTCGCCGGAAGAGATTATACAATTTCTTCTTGACGAAATCGGGTTCCATCCGGATTTAAAGACTATATGGGATGTAATTCCACTTTCATTTGTGGCAGATTACTTCTTGCCCGTAGGGGATGTGCTCGAAAGCGTACATCCGCGGGGTTGGTTCAGACCAACTATAGGCTTTTATGGTGGATGGAGTTGCAAGGCGAATGTCAGTCTAAAGGGCAATAGGGCATGGCAAGGATCCTTAGGGAAACTTGACATATACTATCGCTCAGAAGCTGGCGATCACCTCGTCTTGCCGACACGAGCACCAATGATTCATCCCGAGTGGAGTGCTCCCTCATGGAGGGAGATTTTCAACACTTGGTACTTAACCAAAGGCAGATGACATGGCATTCGGATCTATCGTAATAGGATCCTCAACCTTCAACTCCGTAGGCAATGGAGAATACTCCTTGTCGACGCTCGCTTTTAGCGACCCTGCGAACCGAGTTAAAATAACACCAGCAAAAACAGCTGGCAAACTCGGCCCAGTTCAAGTCGTTATTATGCGTAAACGTGAGAAGGACTCAACCGTTGACGGCGTAACTAAGCGGATTTCCGCAAACGTGTCTACTCAAATTTCAGTTCCTAGTGGTTTTACCACTACTGAAATTGATGACCTCGTTTCAGAAATATCCACTTGGCTTACCACAGACGTTATTAATCGTCTACTTATGGGCGAGTCCTAAATCACTCCAAACCTGCCTTTGACAGCAGGCCGATTCTTGGACGGCAGAAAGCATATTGCTCACTAATCATTTGATTAATGACACAACGCTACTCTAACCGTAAGATTACGGAGCGATATGCAACGTTCTCCTTCTCTAAAAAAGAGTCGGAAGCGTGTCTCACTCTGGGTGAGAGGAATGTATTCCAAATTATGTACAGACCTCGCTATTAACCCGTCAGACAGAAGGTACGTTTTAAAGCGTCTGGACCACGAAGGTCCGACCTTTCTGTCAAAAACCTTGCCATTATTCTCGAAATACACGTTGGAGTGTATCGAGGCGGGAAAAATGTTGACAGGCTCTGCCTGTCCGACACATTTCCAGCATAGCAAAGAAGGTGGCCCGCTATTCATGCGCGGTGACCTAAAACTGGCTATAGCAGGGCATGCGCCCAGCCTTCGAAAAATCCGGCAACTGTGCGATTATACGTACAAGTTGGCTGTGCAGACTCCCGAAAAGGAGACCGTAGCAGCATGGGACGGATTTCTCGTGAGAGAAGAGAGGATCTCCCAGCACTCTCTAGAATGGGACTGGACAGAGCGCGTTCGCAAGAATGCGGAAACTCTGTACCCGTCGCTTGCGCAACTTCAACTCCATGATGTGTTTACGGAAGTTAGACCCTTTGATGGGCCAGGATCCTTCAAGGAAGCCACGGAACTTAAAAAGTCCGGAATGCTTACCGATGAGGAATCCAGCTTCCTGTGGAAACGTTTAGACGAATCCACTACAGGGGTTGCTCCTTCGCAAGCCAAGGCTTTTGCTGGTTTTTTCAAATCCCGTCCAACTCTTCGTGGTCGCTTCAGGACTCCTGTCGTAGACAGGACCTGTAAAATTACCTTTGTGCCTAAAGACTCTCGGGGTCCTAGAGTAATCTCTATGGAGCCCTACCTGACTCAAAAGGGTCAGATGGCAATAGGCGCAGTCATGGCCGAGCGAGTTTGCTCGGATACACGACAAAGGGTGAACTTTCGCGACCAATCTATAAACCAGCAGCTGGCTCGCCAAGCCAGTTTGGACGGGTTACATGCCACGCTTGACCTCAAGGACGCCTCGGATATGGTTTCTGAAAAACTCGTAAAACGAGTCTTCAGGAATTTTCCCTCTATCCTTCTCGGCATCCACATGTTTAGATCAACCCACGCAACTTTTTCCATGCGGTTGGGCGAGCGGCCTAAAGAAGGCAAAACCTTCGATAGTATCCACTTTGACCCGAATAGCAAGAAATGGTTGGTCTCTAAGACCATTAAACTGCGTAAGGCATTTAACATGGGCGCTGGCATGTGTTTTCCCATCCTCTCCACAATCGTACACTCATCCGCGGTCTCTGGGGTACAGTTTTTCACCATGCTACCTGCTAGAAAGATTTCTAACAGGATTTACGTATACGGTGATGACGTAATCTGCCCGACAGAATGGTTCGATTTTGTATGTTACGGACTTGAGAAATCAGGCCTCGTAATCAACAAATCGAAGTCTTTTCGTAAGGGTCCCTTTAGGGAGAGCTGCGGCGGAGATTATCTGGCCGGAGAGGATGTGGCACCTGTTCGCTTGAAACTAACAGGCGGGCAGCCGGAGTATGGCGCGAGTGCGCTTAGTGAATCTGCGAGTCAGGGGAAAGTCGTCGCGTCACCGTGTGTGTCCTTTGGAGAGAATCTCCAAAGTGACGGCACGGCTCGGCCGACGACTTCCTCTAAATCAAAGAGCATGACAGTAAACTCGAAATACTCCCAGGTATTGGCTGTGTCCCCGCACGGAATGCGGGAATCTGACATAGATGGGTTTCTTTTGTGTGCTGAAAGGCATACTAGAGAGCTCGCCAGAAAGGGTCTACGCAACTTGGGGATGTATATCCTTGGTTGCATAGAGCAACAGACTGGTTTACCATTACCTAGCATAGGTTGGGACTCGCCTTATTTAGGGCGTGTACCCGGTGTTCAGCGTATGGTGAGTAAAAATGGTCTCGTCCACACTCCTTTAGTATGGACAGAACGGGCCTACTTACCATTGCCAGAAACGCAGCACTATACCTGTGTATCTCAAGAAAAAGCTCTGTCGAGAGCTCTCAGAAGTCACGAGACACCACTTACTGAGTTATTTGGGGACATTTCCATCCCCAAACGCGTCAAACTCTTACGAGTCTATGCGGAAGCATCTAAGGTCTACGGCTACGGGACGGATTGGTTACCGTCCATAGCTGACTCTCGGATGTAACGCATATGTGGTGGCACGGGCGGACATTGACTCACACACAGCCTACGTAATTAGTAACTACGTAGACGTGTCCCTGACCTTGTTCACTAGCAGGCGCTCCCGCGCCCACCCAC